GCGCTAGTTCCACGGGTGGCACTTCTTCGTTTGGGTCATATTGCTCTGCAACAGGAGGCGCTTCTGTGTCGTCGGCGGCAGTAACTGCTGGCGGAACTGGTGTTGGTGGAGATATAAATACCACTGGTGGCGCTGGTTACTATGACGTTGCTGGGGGCGGCGTTGCATCTCTTTTCGGCAATGGCGGGAAAAGCGCCGCCGCTACTGGCGAAAACGGAAGAACTGGCGCGTCAGGTGGCGGAGGAGGAAACACCAACGGTGTTCAGGGCGGTAATGGTATTTTTGGCTCTGGCGGTTCTTCTTTTGCGGCTACTGGAAATCCTCCAACAGTTGGAATGCCATACTTTTCAATAGATTTTATTGGCACTGGCGGCGGTGGTGGTCAAAACTTAAACGGCATAAATGGCGGTGGCGGTGGGGGTGGTGCAAACATCCAATCTGGTGGCTACCCCGGGGGTGGTGCAGGCTCAAACGCTTCTAGCCCTGCTGGTGCTGGCATGGTTATTGTGGAGTGGTAAAAAAATGACATACGCACGAATCCAAGGCAACGCAGTTGTAGAGATTGTCAAACCAGTTGATGGTTTTTCTATCCAGCAATGCTTTCACCCTGACCTCTTAAAGAGCATTGTTTTCTGTTCTGACGAAGTTCAATCAGGTTGGTCATACGACGCCGAGACTGGCGCGTTCACAGCCCCTTCAGTGCCTGAAGCCCCTATTGAACCCGTAGCGCCTGTTGAGCCTCCTGCGGAGTAGGCATGGCGGATGTTCACGAACTTGCCAACGAAACGGACAAGCGTCTAGGCATCCACGAGGCCATCTGCGCCCAGAGGTACGAGGGCATCCAGAACCGCTTTGACGAAGGTACAAAGCGGATGAACAGGATTGAGTACCTGCTGTATGGGGTGATTGTGTGCGTGCTGTTCGGCCCCGGGGTGGCTGGGGAACTCATCAAAAAGATTTTGGGGCTGTAATTGCTGGCTGTGAAATGTCTAATTTTCACAGTTTTTTTTTGCCAATAGCGGTTAGCAAAGACAAAATTGAATACCGTTGCGTCCGCTGGACATGGACAGGAGATGTTTACAACCGAAAGGTTGTTTGCCTTGAGTGGAAAAAGGTTGAAGGAAAATGATAGACCCTCTAACGGCTCTTGCGGGAATACAAGCCGCTGTTGCCTTAATCAAGAAGGTCAGTAAAACCGTCGATGACGTTGCCTCCCTTGGCCCCGTGTTGGGGAAGTATTTTGACGCCAAAAGTACGGCAACAAAGGCTGTTACTCAAGCAAAGAAATCCAAGTCTAGCATGGGAGTTGCCATCCAAATAGAGATGGCTCTTGACCAAGCAAAAAGGTTTGAGGCTGAGTTGCAGTTGTTGTTTATGCAGGCGGGGCGTATAGACGTCTGGAACCGTATAAAAGAACGAGCGGCGGCGATGGATGTTGAAGCGGCTCACGATGCTAGGCGAGAAAAAGAAACGGCGGCAAAGCACAAAAAAGAAGTTGAAGAGGCTCTTGAGATTGTGTTGCTGGCATTAGTCTTCTTTGCTATGGTGGGTTTTGTCGTCTATATCTCTTATGAGATTCTTGACCAATGCGCTGGCAAATGTGATTTTCAAAGGAGATAAACAATGGATTGGTTAAAACAAATCGCGCCGACAATCGCCACCGCGATGGGTGGCCCGTTTGGGACTCTAGCCTATGGGGTAGTGTCAAAAGTTATGGGCATCTCGGCTGAAGACGCACAAAAGACTATTGAGTCAGGCAAGCTGACAGCAGACCAAATTGCTCAAGTCAAGATTGCTGAAATTGAGTTGCAGAAGCAGGCGCAGGAACTTGGCCTTAACTTTGAAAAATTGGAGGTTGAAGACCGCAAGTCCGCACGGGATATGCAGGCAACTACCCGCTCTTTGATGCCGCCTTTGTTGGCGGGTCTTGTGACGATTGGGTTTTTCTCCATCATGGTGATGATGTTCTTCAACAAGATTGACTCTGGCAACCCTGCCATTTTGATGATGTTGGGCAGTCTGGGTACTGCTTGGACAGGAATCATTGCGTACTACTTTGGTTCTAGTGCTGGCTCTCAGGCCAAGACAGATTTGTTGAGTAAAAAATGAACTTGACAGAACACTTCACACTGGAAGAACTGACTGCCACCAGCCACCGTCAGTTTGACAACACGCCAAACGACTCGGAGTTGGCAAACCTTTTGCGGCTGGCTGAGTTCTTAGAGCAAGTAAAGACGGCTCTGGACGGCAAGCCAATCATGGTCAATTCTGGGTTCAGGTCAAAACAGGTCAATGACAGCGTAGGAAGCCGAGATTCTAGCCAACATAGGGTGGGAGCCGCTTGCGACTTCCGAGTCCCCAGCATGGCCCCTGATGCCGTGGTTAGGGCAATAATTGCCGCTGGCCTGCCTTTTGACCAAATCATCCGTGAGTTTGATTCTTGGACGCATATCAGCGTGACGAACACTCCAGACGGAACCCCACGCAGGCAGGCGCTTATCATCGACAAGGCTGGAACTCGCCCGTTTGCCTAGAGCGCACTTACCACTTAAAATAAACAAAAGAAAGGATGTCTCAAGATGCCAGTTGCCGCCGTAATGACTTACGACTCTTTGGTCGAAAACATCCAATCGTATCTGGAGCGGTCTGACACAGCCACGCTTGAAAAGATTCCCCTGTTCATTATGCTGGCGGAGCAAATCATTGCCAGCCAAATCAAGTTTTTGGGGAACATGACCGTCAACCAAAGCACGATGGTGATAGGCCAGCCCATCATTGACAAGCCTGCCCGGTGGCATAAAACGGTCTCTTTCAACATTTTGGTCAATGGTGAGCGCCAGCCAGCATTTCTCCGCAAGTATGAGTATTTGAGGGACTACTCCCCTAGCGCCGCAGTTACTGGCATCCCAGTCTATTACGGCGACTACGACTACACCCACTGGCTTGTGGCCCCCGCGCCCAACGTGGCATACGCATTTGAGGTTCTGTACTACGAGAGAATCCAGCCGCTGGATTCCTCTAACCAAGTCAATTGGTTCACCATCTACGCGCCCCAAGCGTTGCTATACGGGTCGCTGTTGCAGGCAATGCCGTTCCTCAAGAACGATGAGCGGATGCCTATGTGGCAGCAGAACTATGACCTTATCATCCAGACACTGAAGGCCGAAGATATACAGCGCATCGGTGACCGTCAATCTTCCGTATTGGACACATAAATGAGTTACAACAGCCCCTTTACGGGTAACGTCATCCAACCAACTGACGTATCCTATCGCTCCATTACGCTGACCGCAAACACGCAGTTGTCGTGGCCCATCAACGGTAATGCCACTGGTGACTATGCGGCGCGGATTATGCAGGTCACGGCCTCCACTGCGGGGCTGTCGCTTTTCATGCCCCCTGCCGACCAAGCCTCGGTCGGTCAAGATGCCCTGATTCGCAACATCGGCGCGAACTCATTTACGGTCAAAGACTTCACGGGTCTGAACACAATCATCACGATTGCGGCTGGCGAGTCCAAGTACATCTACATCACCTCAAACAACGATAACCAAGGCACATGGGGCATCATTGCTTTTGGTACTGGCTCTTCGTCTGCTGATGCGGCAACGCTTGCTGGTTACGGCTTGGTGGCTCTAAGCACCACACTGAACCAAAGCCATCCAGTCACTACGACATCAAACCCTACTGCCCTGACTTCTGCATACAGGGCGGCGGCGCTCGTGTGGACGGGTGGCGCAGGAACCTTTACGCTTGACTTGGCGACCACGCTTGGCAACAACTGGTTTACGATGGTTCGCAACTCAGGTTCTGGGGCGCTGACAATTGCAGGGCAGAGCGGCAACACCATTAACGGCTCAACCAACATTGTTTTGCAACCTGCTGACTCAGCAATGATTGTGTCAAGCGGAACGACGTTCTACACAGTTGGCCTTGGCAAGTCCACGCTGTTCAACTTCACCCAGTTGACCAAGGCAATATCGTCTGGCACATACACATTGACGGCAACAGAAGCCGCCAACGTGGTGCAGAAGTACACAGGGGCTTTGGCTGGCAACGTGACAATTGTCCTGCCCGCAACGGTGCAGGTGTACTACATCCTGAACGCAACGAGTGCTGGCCCGTACACGCTGACCTTTACGACGGGTAGCGGGGGTACGGCAACGGTTCCCGGGACGGCCCAGTCCATCCTCGTGTGCGACTCCGTCAACATCCTGAACGCCAACACCTACCTCGCTGGCGCAACGGGTATCAGTTTGAGCGATGGTACGGTGGGTTCGCCGTCCTTGAACTTTGCAACTGAAACCTCAACAGGTATCTACCGCGCAACCTCTGGTCAAATGAACGTCGCCATTCTTGGCGTAAACCTTGCCTCGTTTTCTGCAACAGGGTTGAGTATTACTGGCACTGGAACTTTTACAGGTGGGATTTCTGGCGGAGTCTTCTGATGGTAAAGAAGGTTTTCTCGATTGACACCACCGCTGGCATTCAGCGGGACGGTACAGTATTTGATGCAAACGTCTACACCGATGGCAAGTGGGTTCGCTTTCAGCGTGGTCGTCCTCGCAAGATTGGTGGATACCGAGCCATCGTGACTGACGCGCATGGCTACTCCCGTGGCATTTACGTCAACTCTGCTGATGGCATCAACCAAGTTTTTAACGGATACAACAATGGCGTTGAGGTTGTCAACATCAACAACGCTGGTATTGGCTCTGGCATTAACCAGTTCACCTTTACGGGTCTTGTTCTGACCCTTAACACCTTAGTGGGTGGAACGCTGTACACCAATGGAACGTACACCAACGTGGCCCTGACAGGTGGCTCTGGCTCTGGAGCCAAGGCTACCATCATTGTGGCTGGCGCAACGGTAACCACAGTAACGCTCACAGCGGCTGGCAACGGGTATGTCGTTGGCAACACGTTGAGCGCCACGGCGGCATCAATTGGCGGCACTGGCAGTGGCTTCACTATCAATGTTGCAACAATCAATGATGGTTTTACGGAAAGCGATTTGAACCTGTGGCAGTTTGATTCGTCGTTTGACTCGCAGGGTTCGGGGAACCAGTTGCTGATGGCGCACCCGGGCAAGAACCTCCTTGAAATTGACCAAACAACCGTGTCCCCTGTTTTGGCTGGAACTATTGGCGGGACGGTCTTGTCTCCTCTGACGGACACCACTGGCACAACCCCTACGGGTGACATCATTGAAGTTGCTGGTGGCGTAGTGGTCTTGCATCCATATGTTTTTGTGTACGGCGACAACGGCCTTATCAAGAACTGTGTTGCTGGAGACCCCTTTGATTGGAACGGCCCTGACGCTAACGAGACCAATGTGGCCTCCACAAAGATTGTCAAGGGCTTGCCCGTGCGAGGCGGCTCTAACGCCCCCTCTGGCCTGTTCTGGGCGCTTGATTCGCTTATCCGAGTGTCCTACACGCCAACCACGGTAACGGTCGCCTCAGTCCCGCAAACCTTTTACTGGCGTTATGACATTATTTCCAGCCAGACATCTATCCTTTCCAGCCAGTGCGTCATTGAGTATGACGGTATCTACTACTGGATTGGTGTTGACCGATTCTTGCTGTACAACGGCGTGGTCAAGGAAATACCAAACAATTTTAATCAGAACTACTTTTTTGACAATCTGAACTACAACCAGCGTCAAAAAGTTTGGGCGCAAAAAGTTCCTCGTTTTGGTGAGATTTGGTGGTTCTACCCATCAGGCGACTCAGAAGAGTGCAACGACTGCATCATCTACAACATTCGTGAGAACTGCTGGTATGACGCAGGCGGCTCTGACGGTGCGACTAGAACTGCTGGGTACTTCTCTCAAGTGTTCAAGTTTCCAATCAATGCAGGTGAAGACCCAACATCTCAAATTGTTCTGTTCTCTGCCAGCATTGCGACAACCAATGCCAGCACAACCCTGACCATGTCCATCAACAACCAAGTTGCGGTCGGTCAGTTGGTGGTTGCCGCTGGTGTTCCAACTTCAACGGCTATTACGTTTATTGCTCCAAATTCGGCATCTACAACGGCAACCGGGACTTCAGGAGCCAGCACAATTCTTGTGGCAAGTGCTACTGGCATTTTGCGTGGGCAGTTGGTCACGGGTACTGGGCTTGGAGTTGCCGCAACCGTGGTCAGTATTGTTGGCACAACCATCACCTTGTCGGTGGTTAACGCTGGCGCTGTATCTGGAACTATTGGGTTCTCTGGAACAACTTTGACAATTTCTGCGGCGGCAACTGCAACTGCAATTGTTACGGCTAGTTTTGAATCGCCTCCAAACCAAATTACTTTGTGGCAACATGAATTTGGCGTTGATGAGGTTGTGGGAAGCCAGACCAATGCGATTGAAAGTTCTTTCCAGACATCTGACCTTGGCTGGGTGCAGGGTGGCCCATCGCAAATGTCTCCTGTTGGCGACAACTTTCAATTGCATTTAGAGCGCATGGAGCCTGACTTTATTCAGTCTGGCGAGATGACATTCCAAGTGACTGGTCGCCCCTTTGCGCAGGCAGAGGATGTAACTTCCGCGCCGTATCCATTTGACCCTGACACGCGCAAGATTGACTTGCGTGAACAGCGCCGTGAGTTGCGGCTAATTTTTACAAGCAACACGCAGGGCGGGGACTACCAATTAGGTAAGGTTTTGTTGCACGCCAATGTTGGCGATGTAAGACCGTAATATGGCGTTACCACTCGTATACGACCCTCGGTATCACACATGGGACTCTTGGTCGAGCCTGATGTGCGAGGCGTATGCGGCGCAACAGCTATCAATGAATACTCCCGAAGAGGGGTGGAAAGAGTGGGCGGCTGGATTAAAAGCCATCGACATCTTTGTGAACGAGGGGATACCCGGCCCCTACATCTACGAGAACTGGCATGACTGGGCGCAAGCACTGGTCGGAGCCGTCAACGAATCGACACAGGAAACGGCAACATGAACTTCATTGAAATTTTTAACTATGTGGCAAAGGTGGCGCGGCCAGCGCACACCAAGCCATCCATTGCAGATTCAATGGAAGATGTCTTTGTGGAAATTGGATTGGACAGCCTTGATGGTCTAGTCATGCTGATGTACTTTGACGAACTCTATGGCATTGAAGACGCCATCAGCAAGGATTGGACACCCGCGTCTGTGCAGGAACTCCATGATCTTGTGATGGCCCACAAGACCAAAGAGCCAACCTCTATGGAAGAAGTCAAAGAGGTGTGCAAGTGATTTACCTTACACACTACCGCACGGCCTCGACTGAAGCCGTCGAACTCCTTGACGACATTGTCTATCCTCAGAAGGTGCATTGGTTCCCAGACACCTATCACCGCGCCAAGTCTGGTCTGGTTTATCCCCCTCACAAGTTGGCCGAGAAGGTGCTTGACCCTGAGTTGCTGACGTACCTGCGCGAGAACCCTGTGGGCAAGACGGCATTCATCCTTGCTGGTGGCAACGCCCACTTTGCTGGCTTGAATCAACGATCCTATGACACTCGGCTGTCCTACACCTACAAGTTCCTGCCGTTCACGCTGACGCAGGTCTATGCTGGCAGGATTGCCCAGTCCTGCGGCGACATGGACATGGTGACCACCGATGCCAGCGCCTGCGCCTCCAGCCTCAAGGCAATGATGGATGTCCAAAATCTCATCCAGTTTTACAACTTTGACCGTGTGATTGTGTTGACAGTTGAGGACGGTGTGTCCAACGCTGTTTTAGAGTTCTTTGGCGACTCTAAGGCGGTACTCACCGAAAAACAAGAGCAAGAGGGCGTCAAGCCATCCGCTTTTGACTCGGTTAATTTTGGGTTTAGGGTTGGTCAGGGTGCGGCCTTGGCGGTATTTGAGTCCCGCGACGCGGTTAACCAGCAACAGATCAAGCCCCATGCCCGTCTGGTAGGGGCGTACAGCGCCTCAGAACGCTCTACAAACGCCATCGGGCAGTGTGAGGATGGGGAAGGCTTCATAAAGGCTATGGCTGGCG